AGCAGCAGCAGCAGCAGCAGCAGCAGCAGCAGCACCACCACCACCACGAGGACCACCACCACCACCAGGAATCCCAGCAGAAACAGAAGCAGTAAATACAGCAGTAGCAACTGCACAAGCAAAACTTGTAACAGGAACAGTAACACAACCAATATTAACACTTGGAGAAGTTAACAATATTAGTTCAAATACTAAACTAATAGGCTATCTAAAAATGTTAGTAGTTAAAATAAACTCAAATCCTGCTATATTAAATCCCGATTATGTTAATCCTAATGTTAATCCTAAGTCTAGTCAAATAAATAGTTCGGATAGTTTTGTAGATAGTCAGTTAGCTAAAAAAGGTGTTAAACCTAAACTTAGTGTACCAAATGATAAATTATCTATTAGCTTAATTGATAAACTAGGAAATACACTTTTACATGATAGACAAAATTTTAATGTTCGATTCAAAATTGGTAGTATGCCTGTGTCTGTTCCTTTTAAAATGTATGGTGGTAATGGTGATAATGCAGTAATTGATAAATTATCTGATGAAAATAAACGTTCTAGTAAAATATTAATGGCGCATCATGCTAGTATAGTATCAAGACTTAAGAAATTTGGAAAAAAAATTGATCCAAGTGATGAACAAAAAATACAAGATTTAATCGAAAATCTTCACAAAAGTGAAGAAAAATTATATACTGCAAGTTTATATGCAGAGAAATATGCACAATTGCTCGAACTTCATGGGGAAAAAGATGAAGAGAGTATATTAACTTATAAACATTTAGACGATTTTATTAAACACCGTAATAAACTATATAATCGTGTTTCTAAAAAACAAGATGATTTACTAAGTGTAATGAAAGCATTAATTGAGGTTGCTGTTAAAGAAGAACTACAATCAAAACCAACCCCTGAAAATGAAAAAATACTCAATAGTAGTTTAATTGACGGACTTCTTGTTTAAATAATAAAAATAAAGCGTCATAAAAAATATAAAAAATAATATAAAAATAATATAAAAATAATATAAAGCGTCATAAATATTATAAATATATTATTATGGGATTAGGACTTTTATTACTTGTTTCTATTGGTAAAGAAAATCTTTATTTATCTGCACAACCTGATATTACATTTTTTAAAGTAGCATATAGAAGACATACAAATTATTCAATTGAACCAACTCCACAATATTTTAAAACAACACCAGATTTTAGTAGAAGATGTACTGTTAATGTTGCAAAAAATGCAGATTTAATTGGTTCAGTACACTTATATGTTGAATTACCATATATTCAATTAGAAAATATTTCTTCTGTTAATAAACAATTTGCATGGGTAAATAAAATAGGATTAGCATTAATTAATTTTATTGAGATTGAAATAGGTGGAACAATCATAGAACGTCATTATGGTGATTGGTTAAATATTTGGCATGAGATTACAATAACAACAGGTCATAAATCTGGATACAATAAAATGATTGGAAATATTTCAGAACTTACCGATTTTACACAATCTAAAGAATTAAAAAAATTATATATACCATTATCATTTTGGTTTTGTCAAGATTCAGGTCTAGCATTACCACTAATAGCATTAACTCATAATGATATTAAAATTCATGTAGATTTCAATAATATAGAAACATGTTATAAAACATCACCTAGTTATTTTATAACAGTTAGTGATAATTTTTGTCTTTTAACTCCTGGTGAAAAATTTTATCAGACTTATCAAAATTCAAAAATTATTGGTGAATTTATTTATTTTGATCCAGTTAATCTTTATTTATATTATAATCAAATTAAAGGAAAATTTATTATTCCACAAACATTAAATGATAAAAATTATGTATTAACTGGTGAAAAATCTAATTTTACTATTAATATTAAACCAAATACTGTTGTAGTTAATGATAATGATTATTTTAAATTTAATAAACCATCATTAAATGATTCATATTTATTAATTAATTATATTTATTTAGATAATTTTGAAAGATTCAATTTTTTAAATAATCCTAATGAATATTTAATACCAATAGTACAAACTTTATCAGATCAAGTAGCGTATTCATCAAATGTATCATATAAATTACCATTGACAAATCCTATTAAATTTTTAGTATGGAGATGTATTTTAGTATCAAATTCAAATTTAAATGATAATTTTAATTATACAACTTATCCTTATTCTACAAATGAAGAAAATATTGTTAATACAAATACAATTATTATTAATTCAATTAATCGAATGAATTCAAATACAACTGAATATTATACTTATTTACAAAAATATCAATATAAATTAAATAGTACGCAAAATGGTATTTATTTTTATTCATTTGCTTTAAATCCACTTGATTTACAACCATCAGGTAGTTTAAATTTTAGTAAAATTGATGATGCATATATACAATTTAAAATGAATAAATTAATAAATTATCAAAATCCTGTAACAATTAGATGTTATGGAATTCAATATAATATATTTAGAACATGGCATGGTATTGGGGGATTGCAATTTAATATTTAATATTTAATTTAATTTTAGTAAAAATTAAATTAAAATAAAACACATATTTATACGTTAGGTATCAATTAGACATGCTTTGCATCCCTAACTAATAGGGTATTAGCTAGCCATGCTTTGCATCCCTAACTAATAGGGTATTAGCTAGCCATGCTTTGCATCCCTAACTAATAGGGTATTGTTTTTATAATTTTTAATGAATGACCATGAAATGCTGTTGTTTCTAATGCAGTAATATTTATGTTATGTGTAGATGCAATAAAAGATTTATCTACACTAATACTTCCAACATTATATATTTGGTTATTTTTAATACCATATACAGTCTTTGTGTTTGGATGAGCATGATAAAAATTTTCATCACATGTAAATAAAACATCGTACTCATTTTTATATTGCACAGGTATATCAGAATTAGTATATACAGTCAATTTATGTGTATGTCCAAAAATACCACCAGAACCACTATCAACTATATATGTGTTTTGTGTTCCTTTTAATGTAACTTCTTTACCACTAATTAAATATGGAGGAAGTATCCAAATTACTAAAAAAATAATTATAATTGCAAATAATATTTTTAACATATATTATATATGCTAAATTTATTTAAATGTTTTTAAATGTTTTTAAATAAATTATAATTTTTTTATATCCATGCTAAACTAGAAAGTCCACTCATTATTCTTAATATATTATATTCTTTAACAACCGTTGATAATATATATGGATTATTATTAATATTTGAGGTCACTATTATTTGTGTATCATCAAAATTTGAAAAATTTAAATGTCCTGAATGTTGATTATCTAATGGATATAATGAAAATGTATATGTATAATAACCTATTGGTAATGAATTTTTAAATTTTTGATATGGAATAACATCTGTAAAATATGTATAATCTCTTTCTGCAAAAAGATTTGCTCCATTTGCTTTAATTAATAATGATTTAATTAATGAAATTTCATTAATAATAACTAAATTTGAAAATTGATATTTTAAATACATTGTTAAAACATATTCTTTTTTACTATCAGATAAATTACTCAAATACTTATTTTCAAAATACATCAAATATTTAAGTAAATCATAATTTGTATCCCATATATCCCATCCACTATATATATTTATAATTCTATTTATTTGATTAAAATTTTTTTGTTTATTGCTTGATGTTATATAATTTGATATTTGTAATATTATATTACGTATTATTTTAATATCAATTGCATAATTCTTTTGGTCATTTGATGTATATATTTTTGATACAATTAAATCTAAATAATATTGATAAGCTATTATATACTGTTGATATTTTGCATCATATTTTGTTTGTTTAATAGGATAATAAGTTATATTTAAATTATCTGTTGGTTTTGTTATCATATGTATATCTTTAATAAGACCACTAAAATTTTTTTTTAATACTGTTTGTTCATTTGTTATAATTGTATCAGAATAAATTTTATAACGATCTATTATATATTCATGACTATATGTTCCAAATAATTTTCTTTCATGAGTATCTAATAAAATATAATCTGTTATCAATGATATATTAACTAGTGGTATTTTAGTAAATTGATAATTTACACCCGATAAATTATTATTTAATACATATGTTACATCATTTAATGTATACTCTAATCTTATTTCAGTATATGGCATAGCAATAGTTGGAATAGCTAATCCACCTTTACAATTATACCAAAATATTAATGGTATGTATATTTCCCATTTATTATTTATAAAAGATATTTTACACATTTTATTAATTTGATTTCTTTTTTCATCAGTTGAATATAAATAATAATCAATATTAAATATATTTTCATTTAATTCTTCAATTAATTGATCATTAAAATACATACATATTTTAGAAAAAAATTTAGTGTAATCTTTCCATTCTGGTTTAATTATTTCTTTTGTATTTACATATGATATGGAACTTGTTCTTTGCATATTATTATTTTGAACAAATGTATCAGTATAAAATAAATTAGTTAATGTTGTTTTATTATAATCTATCAAATAAAATTTCGTTGCTAATTGTGTTGTTGTTGAAAATATATACTCATTAACTTCATCACTCATAAATAATTCTATTGAATCAGTTGTAGTTTGTTTATAAAATTGTGCATACTGTAACATCTCTTGATAATATTCTATTTTTAAAACAGGTTTAATATCAAATGTATCTGTTGTATAATAATAATATGAACCTGTATTAATTATAAAATTTTTAGGTAGTGATATAATATAATATTCTCCATTATTATAATATGTATATACTATTTTTGCAACTATTCTCATATTATTAGATATTAAAGTTATACTATTATTTTCTATATTTTGTCCAAATCCATCAGATATTTTAATTTTATATAATATTTCATCAAATTTCTGTCTAGTACCAGAATAAGGCATATAATAAAAGTTTGATAATGGACTATATTGATTTTTGAAACCAATATTAGCTGTATATTTTCTGTTTAATTTCGGTTTAAATATAAATCCTATATTATCAACAAATGATTGACATAAATTAATGTCATTTGTTAAAGTATCTATCAAGTTATTTGGTATAATAATTGTTAAATTATTATTTATTATTGAAAAGTTTATTGTCTCAATATTGGTTGTATTTATTGTATAATATATGTTATCGTCTATTATAAACACAAAATCTGATGGAATTATTATTGTTAATATATTTGTATTAATTGTATATTTAGTATTATCTAATGTCCAAATGTTTTTCTGTATAAAACCATATTTATTTAATTCATTTAATTTATTAGTTGTAAAATATGTATTTCCATTTGATTGATTAATATAATTTACTTGCTCTGGATTAGTATTATCTTTATATATATAACCAATAATATTTGAACATTTTGAATAAGTATTTTTAATATAATATAAATAGTCATTGCTTGCTGTCAATGAAATAACTTCATTATAAATATTTTGATTAATTTTTTTATTATGAATTATTGTAGTATATATTCTATTCTCTAAAAAATCAATCTTATCTTGATTAAAATAAAATATTAATTTATTATTACCACGAGAATATACATATAATGGTGTTACATTTTCTGGTTGAGTTGGTAAAATAAAATCTGTTGCAGTAATAAAATTATTATCATCTTGTATATATGATATATCATTAAATGGGGGATCTAATTCATATTCTATTAATTGTATACCTTTGTTATCTGGTATAGTACTTGAATTTATTTGTGTTATTATATTTACAGGTGTATAAAGGTTGACATCATGATCTAATTTTGATACAATATTTGAAAATATATTAGTTGTTGTTTTAATAAAATAAATTGAATTTTCATAAAATAATAGGTGTTTAACTTTGTTAATTTCAATATATGTATTTTCAGGAATATATATATTATTAAGAAAAGTTAAATTGGATATATAATCTCCTGTCAAATCTTTAGTTATTTTAATTGTTATTAATATATTTTCATTTATTATTTCAAATATATCATTTATATTAATCGTTGATACTGGTAATAATAATGTAAAATTATATATATTTGTTGAATTTTCAGTTGTAATAAATATTTTATCAATTGTTATTTTTAATCCTTTATAATAAATATTTTCTATATATTTGATATCATCTTTTGTTATATTAAATGTTATATTATATAAATAACCTAAATATTTAGTAGATATAATATTATATATTGTTTTCTGAACTAATACAAAAAAATCTGTTGGTTTTATATTATACTCAGATGTAAAATTTATTTGATCAGGAAATATTTCAACATTTGAAATATTAATATTTGATGATATATTACCTGATAAAAAATCTAATGTATATGTACTATTTTTAAGTATTTCATCACTATTAACATTTAATTTATATTTGTAAATAGGATTTATATTTAATTTATTTTTAATATTAATAATAGATTC